TTTATTACATGCTTACTTGGTATAAGTTTTACAGTTCGTCCGACTGCACCATCTGCACCTTGTATAGATTTTGCAAAAGTTTGTTTTCTTGTAAATGTATTTTCTACTCCTGCCTCATTTTTTACTATAATTGTATACGTAATTACTGCATTATTCTGAGTCATACTATTATGATCAGCGAATCGTCTTGTATATGTTGAAACTGTACTTGCACTTCCAACTGTAATACTTGAGCCTGAAGCAGATACTCTAAAAGAAGGTGAAGCATACGGAGAAGATCCATCATAAGGAACTTGAGTTGTTCCATTCCATACTTCGATATCTGTGCCTGAATCTGTGTAAGTTACTACACCTGCACTTGTAGTCGGTAAAGTATGTGCTTCATTTGATAGTATAGTTGTTATTGCGTCTATACCCGCTTTTAATCCTGAAATTGTAATTTGATCTCTTGCAAGAATTGTACTTGAACTTGATCCTTCTCGTATTTGTACTTCGAGTTTTTCTGGCATACTTGTATAAGCTGAAGGTGCTGAATAAGAGTACGTATTTGATGTAGTATTTTGAACACTTACATCATTTTTAAAGAACTCATAATATACAGTACCGCTTGTATTTAGAGCTGTTGCAGTAGCTGTAGCTGAAGAAGGGCTTGGATTTGCTCCATTTGTGTCATATTCAAAAGTTTGATCTGCAATCGTTAAATTTACTGCTCTTGCATCGTCTCCTGCTGATCCGTCTGCACCGTCTGCTCCTGTAATACCTGCTGTAGTTGCATATACTATTTCAAAAGAGTAATTCGTACTACCGTCTGTTACAACTTTTGCAAGTATCGTATCTTTTGTAACATCAGGTTTAAAACTTTGCTTGAATATTGAAGTTCCAGAGTATGCTCTTGGTACAACTGTGTCTAATTCTAAAGAAGTATCGGATGTTATTCTATTAATTCTTGCCATGAAGCGAGTAGACCCAGCGCTATCAATAATGAACAAATCCCCTAAATTATAATCTGTTAAAAATGTAGTACTTGAGCCTGTTACAGTTCCTTCCTCATTATCTATAGTAACAGTTCCTGTTGCACTTGATATTCCTGCATTTGCGGCTCCAACTTCTGCAAAATATTCATAGTTAAATGCATTTCCATCAGCATCTTGTGCCGCAGTATCAGTTTTTAATTCTACTGCTTTTAAATGATCTGAAGTTGCATCTGCATCAAATAATAAGTATGCTTCTGCACTTGCTCCCATTCCTGAAAAAGCTTGTTCAGTATTTCCCGTACCTGTACTAGAAAATAAAAATTCTTGTTCGTTTCGAGACAAGAATGTATAAGTAGATGATCCAATTGAAGCTACTCCAGTGTTCGTATCTATACTTAGTGCTTGATTTAATGCTCCTCCTGGAAATAATCTTCCAATTTGTGTTGGACTTGGTGATCCTTCTTGATTACCTACTTCAATAGATTTTTGAACAGTTGCTGAATTAATGCCTGAAGTGTTTACTGTCTTTATTCTAATAGTAAATAGTCCATAACTTGATAGTGGTATATCAATAAAATTTGTATCTTTTGTAGGAATTATTTTTTCAAACACAGGTCTTGAATTTACATTGTGCCTAATTTCATAATGTGATAAGTATTCATAAATAGAAGTAACAGCATTTCCTGAATTATCTGTTCTTGTACTAGTAGGATGTTGCCATTGGACTCGTAGTATTTTTGGAGTTCCTGTTACTGCTGTATCATCTTCTACATTAGGGTTAACATCTTGCTTTAAAGATAGAGTAAGAGATTTTGGTACAGGAACTTCATCTTGGTAAGAAGGTAGAGATTTAATGTTATTTGCCTCAGGTTCAAGTACATATCCTCTGTCTACTAAATCAAATTTTCTTGAATCATATTTAATTGCAGTAATTGCAAATTTTACAGACTCTTGTTGATTAACTCCTGTTATAACATATTGTTGTGCTGAGCCTGCAAGTAATTCTCCTGAACTATTAAACTCTCTAATCGCCCAGGACATATCTTCAGCTGGAGCACTACTAAAAGCGCTAGACACCTGTACAGCAGTTACTGAGCTGCCCGTACTTGAAATTGTTTTTGTTTCTACTCGACTATTTGGATTCCATGATAATACAAGAGGGTTGCCGCTATCATCTACAGCATTTGCTACTTCTGCATCTGTGTCTAACGTTACTAATGAACCTCCGACAGTTGCAGATGGAATATAGTCGCCTCTTGCATAAGATACACTATTAATTGTAGCACTGTCTTGGGCTAAAAATGCTCCTCCTGAAGGAAAAACTACAGATAGCTTGAAAGTATTTCCACTTGATAAGTCTACTGCACTATCAATATTTATAGTAGTAGTAGTATTACTTTCTGAAGTTCTACCACTAAATCGAAGACGATCTCTGTCTCCATCCTGTACAAATATTACATCTCCTGGTTTTAGAAATCCACCGTTTAATCCTGTTTCAAAACTAACTCCTTCTGTTTCAAATATCTCTGAAAGTAAATGCCATTTTCCAAATCTAAATGCTTGTCCTTTTGAAGTACATCCAAAAGCTACTACATCCTTTGATACAACTCTAGAGGTTTCAATAATATTATTTGTGTCCTCTACAACCTCTACTGCTCTCTTATACATTGATTCTGGATCATTCCAAGTAACTCTAATTTGATTACTTCTATATTCTTGTTTTGATGAGGTATATTGAAATTTTCCTCCAATTACATTTGCTTTTGAAAATGTATATACAGGAGTTTGAAACTTATTTTGTGAAAACTGAATCTGTCCATCTAGCCAGTACATCATGCCTCTAAATACACTTGTAACATCTTTTAAAACTTTCAAAGCATCTTTTGCTTGAGATAAATATAAGTTACAAGTAAATCTTGGTTCTGTTCCTCCTTGTCCATCACTAACTAATTCATCACAATATTTTGCAATTCTAAATAACTCATATTTATCAATTTCTGAGGAATTTATATATTTTCCAATACCATATCTAACATTAGTTACTAAATCATAGAATACCCAAGCTGGATTATCTGAGTAAACAGGCTCATGATTGACATGAGTTGGAGAGGTAAATGTTTCTTTATCGCCTCTAAAATTACCGTCCCATTGTTGATATGTTCCACCTGAATCTGCACCTGTTGTTACATTTCTGTCATAGTCTGCAAGACTTCTGTTTCCTTCTTGTCGTGGGAAATAATTTGTAGGTACTTGAATAAGTCTTCCTTGTACATGATATCCTCGAACAGGTAAACTACCAAAAGATTGCGCATCAAATATTACTGCTGCATATGCCGAAAGAGGATAAGATAATTTGTCTTCTAATACTGCTTCAATAGATTGTAGAGTACAAGGGTTATTATGATCATAGTCGCCATGCCTTGCATTAGTTGGATTAACTCGTTCGATTTTTACTTGAAAATCTGTAAAAGGTTGAAATTCTTGTAAATCAATAGTAAAAGTTTCAATAAAAGGAGCTTTAGTCTCTGCTTCAACAAAACCAGTATTTTTACCCCCAGCTCTACCATTAAAATTAGAAGTTTTTTTACCGCTTGCTCTACCTTGTATCTGAGCATCTGTTGGTCCAAAAATTAAAGTTTCTGTAAACGAACCATCTCCTGCTCTCTTATAACCTAAGAATATTCGAAGCTCTACATGAGCAGAAGCTTCATCTCCCGAACTTTTTTTGTTTGCAAGCATCAAAGGAAATTTAAAAGTAAGTTTTAATTTATCAATTTCAGATTGATTAGTTATACCCATTGTAGTGGCTGAAATTGTAATAGGAGATGCTGTTGCATTGCCAGATGCTGTAGTATATCCTCCACTATTAACATTACTCTGTGAGCCTGTTAAAGAAGATAGATCGGTTTGTTGTATTTCTGTATTTGCTCCATATACTATTGAGCCACTACCAATTCCTGGAAAATTTTGAAGATACGGTTGACTTCTATATCCATTCATAAATGCATACTGAAAAGAGCCATGATTGTAGATAGGTGCAGAGTTTATATCTGATCTAGGAGTAGTAGTAAAAGCTGTAACATTTGCAACATCTCTAGCATCTGTTCCTCTAGATGAGATATTGGATATTACCGCTGTTGTAGAATTTGTTATTGATGCTATTTTTCCTACTTTATCTATAGCGGCAGTTACATTTGATACAGAAGCTCCTGCTGGAATATCTACATCTATAGAAGTCGCAGAATTAAACTTTATAATTCTAGCAACAAGAGTGCCTCCATTTGCTCCAGCTCCAGGAATTCTTATTTTTTCGGACATGCCATCAAGTAATCCACTGATATGAACATCATTTGAATTGAAAAAACTTGAACCTGCTGTTACTCTTGTACTACCTGCAGTTGTACTGATTCCACTTGCTAATTGTTTTTTTGCTCCTACTATAGTTATAAATCTATCGCCATCTGTAGTTGCTAAACCTGTAAACATACTATTAAAGTTATCTACAATAGTTAGTGAGCTTGCTGTAAAAGTTGCATCTTTTGTTTCTGCAATATTATTTTTAACTCCAGTTGATCCGATGGTTGCAGGAGTTTGATTTAAATAAATGGAGTCTGTGCCTGCTACAAGCCCTTTTATAGGTCCTTCAGAAATAAGATCATATATTACTGCTGTTTGATACTCATTGGGACTATTTGTAATATTTGAACTAAAACTACCTTGAGTTAGTCCTCCTGCAGTTGTTCCGCTACCCTGTGTGGCATTTATTATATTTTGTAAAAAACTACTCATTTCTTTTGTCCCGACGCTCCATTTCCGCCTCCACCTGCTTGATTATGTCCATCGGTATCTTGACCGTAGTCTCCCCATGATCCTGGAGGAGATGAATCATCTGGCTCAACAAGTGTATATCCTGTTTGTTCAAAATTTACTCTGTTTGGTATAAAACCAAAATTTGTGATTGCTCCACCTACAATTAGTTCTCCATACAATAAAGGTACAGGAACTCCTTGTTTTGTGTTGTTTTGTGGTCCATCAAATAAATAACTTTCTCCTGCTTCAGAGGGACTATCGGGAGTAAAATATCCTGTAACACCTGACATCGCTAAACCTGCTCCTAATAATTGAGTACCGGCTGCAGCAATTTCTCCATAAGTTGTTAACGAGGTAGTTGTTATTTCTACAGTTCCTCCCCCTGTAGCGGACATATTAAGAGTTCCTGAAGTTGTTTGTGTAAAAGGTCCTCCTAGATTCATAATAAAATCATATCCATACATAAACAGTACAATACCTACAATTACTTTAATTACGTCACTTGCACCTGCACCTGCAGCTTTTGGAGTAATAACTATAGTATCTTTTGGATGTTCTAGCATTACTGCGAAGCCGTCCTCGACTAAATCAGCACCATTTAAGATATCAAAATCTATACCTTTTTCTGCACATTTTAGTAAATAAGATTTGAAGCCTTCTGTTTGACACTCAATAAGTTTAAAAATATCACGAAAATTCTTGACATTCATATGCCAGTCAGTGCCAAACTTTTCTCCGAGTTCTCCCATTAACTTAACGTGGGTCATATATTTCTACTCCTTTATCTGGGTATGATACAATTAAATATGGTATCTGCAATGCTTTTGACATATCTTTGTCATGCTTGCTTGGATGACAATTTTGCATATAGTGACTATGGACTATATATTTTATTTTAGAAAT